TATCATAAAATGCGGCGCTCAATGTATTTAATATACACTCCCTTGCATTTTATTCAACAACACTTAAAATCAATCAAAAATACTTCACGCTTTAAAGATTCTAGTTTGATTATGCATTCACAAGTTCCCTTAAAATAGCTAGGAATTCACGCATTTAGGTAACTCCTAGCTATTTTAAGGGCTAAAACTTGCAAAGCCATAATGCAAATCTTAGAATCTAGTTAAAGCAAACAGGCATACTTGTCATGTCTTAACGATTTAGCGTGAAGTATCTCTACTTTGAAAATAAAAGAGATGTTTTGCTTTGCGGCTCAACATGACAAGGGCCAAAAAGCACAAAAACCCATATTCTAGTATTTGATTATTTGCTTTTAAAGCTTTAAGGTAAAAAATAGCTAGGAGTTATCTTTTGTGATAATGACTAGCCAAAAAATCAAAAATCTTTTAAATGTATAATCAAATTGAAATCTTTAAAAAAGGATTAAGAATGAAAACAATAACCCAACTCACAGAAATCTTTAACGCCGACAAAGATGCTAACACAAAATCCCTACTAGAATATAAAGAAGCAGTTAAATACTATCATGGGCAGCAACTCCCACAAGAAGCCTTAGCAACTCTAGCAGAGAGAAGACAAGCCCCAATCATTGAAAACATTTATAAAATGATTGTAAATAAGATTTTAGGCTATAAAATACAAAGCACACAGGAGGTAAGAGTATATGGCAGGACAGAGACCACAAGGCAAAAAGCAGATTTATTACAAGAAATTATTCGTAGCTTTAATCAAAGTAAGGTTTATGATAGAGAAATACATTTAAGGGATAGGGATTTATTGTTTGGCATGGGTGTTTTAGAATTATGGGTTACAAAGGATAGAGATAAGAATAATAAAATTACATTGAAACACATACCGACAGAAAGCTTTATTGTAGATAAGTTTAGCACTGATTTAAATGCACTTGATTCAACACGCTTTCATAAGATTTTAAATATAAATGAAGCACAGAGTTTAGCCCTAGACATAAAAGTAGATTTTGAAATAGATAAAAACGATAAAAGGGCGATGATTATTGAGAGCTGGATAAAAGAGGGCGGGGCGTGGAATAGGTATTTATGGCATACAAAAGGGCATATTTATAAATACGAAGAAAAGCCCTTTAAAAATGGTGCACACCCTTTTGTAGTCTCAAAGTTTCAGCAAGACCATAATTTTATATGGTATGGAATCTTTAGAGATTTAAAGCCGATACAAGATTATATAAACATTGCTGAAAATAGAATGGCAAATATGTTAGGCGGAAGTGTAAAGGCTTTTGTAGAAGAGAGTGCAATAATAGACTTAGAAGACTTTAGCGATAAAATTGCTGATGATAATGTCGTTATTAGAGTGAGAGATCAAGCCCTAAGAGAGAATAAAATACATTTTATAGAGCATAACGCACAAATCACACAATTAACACAAAAGACAAATGAAAAAAGAAATCTAGCCAAAATCCTAAGCGGTTTAAATGAAGAAGCACTAGGCATGGCAACAAATAGACAAAGTGGGGTAGCTATCGCACAAAGAAGAGATGCAGGGCTTATGGGCTTACAAAACTATGTAATGCAGAGTGATATAAGCGATAGAATCTTATATGAGAAATTTATCGATTTAGTGCAGTATTATTACACAAAACCGCAACTCTTTAGAATCACAGATGAAAAGAATATTACACGATATTTTGAGATAAATACAAATGAAAGCAATACGATAGAAGTGGGCGAATATGATCTCATCTATACCACACAATTAAAACAAACAGGCAGGGAAGAAAGATTTGCACACTGGGCAGAGATTATAAAGACTATTTCACAGATGAGACCAGATATTGTAACAAGTTTATTGCCAATCATGCTAAAAGATACAGACTCAAGTGTAGTTACTGATGTGCAAGAAGTATTAGCACAAAGTGAGCAAACACAGCAACAAAACGCAGAGGCACAAGCACAAAAAGCACAACAACAAGAACAAACCCAACTCGCACAATTACAAGCACAAATAAGAGAGTTAGAAGCAAAAGCCTTAAAGCTAGAAGCACAGGCACAACTTACAATGCAACTCGCACAAGCACAGAGTAAAGAAATGCAGCAAATGCAAAATACATCTCATTTAAATGGAAACAAAGATGTTTTTACTTCGTCCAAGCAAGACAAAGCAGGGGGCGGACATGACAATAAAGGGCAAGATGACAAAAGCAATCAACAAGATAAACAAAGCAAAAACGATAAAGCAAACCAAGAATTAAATAAAGCAAAAAAGCAATTACAACTCAGCATAAGTGATATGCGATAAAACAACATTAAAATAACCCCCTTTAATAATCCTACTCTTAGTTATATTATTACCCAAAAAGATTTTAGGGGAAATAAATGCTAACAATTGCAAATTTAAGCGGTGGGCGTGATTCCACTGCGATGGTTATAAGGTATTTAGAGTTAGGAAATGATATTGATTATATTCTCTTTTGCGACACTGGCTTTGAGTTTAAAGAAATGTATAAATACATTGAAAAGCTAGATTTATACTTGCAAAGAAACTTTAATAAAAAAATTACTTGGCTAAATAAGGGTGGCAAGGAAAATGCAAACGATGAATACACAATATTTGAAAAATGGGCTTTTATAAAACCGATTTTATAAAAAGCGTGAAAGTAAAAAATATATTCCAAGTTTCTTATAAGAAAGGATAGCAAATGATTAAGACTTTTATATTTTGTTTATTTATAGTTTTATTTTTAATAGGTTGTGAAAAAGAAAGAGATGAAGCAGAAAGGCTAGGTTTAATATGTATAAATGGGTATGTGTTTCAAAAAGAATATAGAGGCACAAGATTAGAGCCATTAAATATAGCATGTGAAAATGCTAAAGTGAGAGTAGATTAATTTAAGAAAAAAGCTTAGAAGTTTTTTACTTTGCCTCAATATGACAAAGTCTCTAACGAGAAAAAAGCCGCTTTTTTGTTATGAATCATTAAAAAGATTTGAATCTTTTAGCAAGTTTTCAATGATTCTATACTTTTTTGCCAACTTGTAATGTTCTAACCATGAAGTAACCCATAAGGGAATGGGCCTTGTCGTGTCATTCCAATTATTTATGGTGCTATATGAAAGATCACACAGCCTTGCAAACTCTTTTTTACTTAAATTAAGCGTATGTAACTTGCTTGTAAAATCATCTTTTGTCATTTTTGCCTTTTCCTTGTTATATTGAATGAAACGAAAGGGGCAACATGCAACACCTCCTATCTGTTACTATCTAGCATTGTAACAAAAAGTAAATTTTTATAATTTTTTTAATACGCTACATTAATAAAAATGCAAAATATCAAAATTAAGATTATAATAACTTTGTATTTCATTATTGCCTCCTTTCTAACTCTTGCTAGAAAAGAGAAATTTACCGCTTAAGTTGGTAGCTTAAGCGGTAATACAATTATACTACAAAAATACAATTAAATCAAGCTTTTTTATATCTTTTTGTTGTTTTATATTTGTTTTTGCTTTTTGTCATAGACGAAATAAAAACATCTTTTTTATTTGCAAAGCACAGGTACTTCATGCTTACGCATTAAGCCATGACAAGTAAAGAAATGTTGTCATTTTGAGCGTAGCGAAAAATCCCTTTTGTAAATAAAAGAGATGTTTTGGCTAACGCCTCAACGAGACAAGAAACAAACAAAACAGGCAAAGCAAACCAGCTTTTTAAGATTGCGTTATGGCTTTTTAATGTTTTTACCCTTTTTATAGTAGCCTACCATAAAAAAGGGTAAATCATTAAAATGTTACCACAAGATGAAAACTAAGAAGAAAAACAAAATAACCCCCCCCTTTATTTTATTTACTTTATATTTTACTATTGCATAAAGTGTAAATAAGTGGGCGGCAATGCGTTCTTTCCTAAATAAAAATGAATTAATTGCATTCCACCTTGTAAATACTTAACATGATTTCTTTTTTCTTATTTTGAGGCGTTAGTAAAAACATCTGCAAAGGGGCTAGATGTTTCACGCTAAAGCACTCAAAACATGACATAAAAAGTAAGACTACCTTTTTATAGGCATTCCTTAAAGTTGAATTTTTATTACTTCATTCATTGCCGCCCACTTATTTACACTTTTTGAAATTGTTTTTTTGTCATTTTGAGACGAAGTTAAAAAATCCCTTTTATTTGCAAAGCTAGAGATGTTTTGGGCTTAAGGGCTCAATATGACAAGAAAAAAGCAAACAAAGATTTAAAACCACGCAAACAGGCAAAAAACCAGCTTTTTAAGATTGCGTTATGGCTTTTGTAATTTTTTCTAAATTTTGGCTAGGAGTTATCTTTTGTGATAATGACTAGTCAAAATTTAGAAAATTTGCGAAATGTATAACCAAACTGAAAGCTTTATTTTATTAAAAAGGATAACAAATGGCAGAATTAAGCATCGCAGAAAGTAAAACTCTCAAATGGGAGGGCGGCTATTGTAATGTAGCAGGTGATAGGGGTGGCGAAACCATCTTTGGTATTGCTAGAAATATGCACCCAAAATTGAGTTTATGGGGTATCATGGATACTTATAAAAGAAATTATGAGAGTTTCAGAAAGGCTCATTATAAAGAGTTAGAGAAGCTATGTTTGGGCAATGCGGAATTTAAAAAAGAAATGGATAACTTTTATCGTAAAGAATTTTGGGATAAGATAAAAGGTGATCTTATAGAGAGTCAAGAAGTAGCAAATGCTTTGTATGATTTTGCGGTAAATAGTGGGGTAAGTAAAGCTGTAAAAAGCATACAAGAGATTTTAGGCATAGCAGTTGATGGAAACTTAGGGGCTAAAACAATAGCGGCAATTAATTCTAAAGATGGTAAAGAATTATGCAATAAGCTATGCGATAAAAGAGCGGCGTTTTTTGAAGCGATTGCAAAAAAAGGAGAGAATGCAAAGTTTTTAAAAGGGTGGCTAAATCGTGTTAAAGATTTTTATGTTTAGTTTATCTTTGTTTTTATTGCTTTGTAATATAGCTATTATGATATATGCAAGTAGCAATGTAAAGTGTAGCCAGACACTACCTTATGAAAGCTTTAATTTTAAAGGGTGTAAGGCTATACTACATAGTATGTAAAAAAAATATTGCAGATTTTGCTTTATTGCGTAGAATATGTTATTATAACCATAACCGCTAGAAAACTAGCGGAAAGTAGTTATTATTTTTTAAGTTTAAGGGCATTAGCTTATTTTCAAAGTTAATTTAACCCTTAAACACTTAATTTTCACAAACAAACAAAAAAACAACGCAAGATTATTAACTAAAGAGAGTTTATGCAAAAAGAAAAATTACTCAAAGAACTTGCATTACGAACACTTGCAAAACGAGATTTAAAAACCTTTTTGCTTTTAAAATGGGAACGATTTAACCAGAAGCCTTTTATTGATAGTTGGCATTATGATTATTTATGTAAGGCTTTAGAACAAACCCTGCCACAATCAAATAATCAAATACAAAGATTAATGTTAAACATGCCGCCTAGCTATGGTAAAACAGAAATCATTGCAAGGACTTTTCCTGCATGGGCTTTAGGGAATGATAGAAGCAGAAAATATATCTATATCAGTTATAGTGATACTTTGTGTAAAAAGATTATTAATGAAATAAGGGCTTTATTAAAATCTAAATTTTGGTTAAGCATATTTAAAGAGCCGCCAAGATTCTTAAGAGAATCAAGCCAAGAAGTGATACTAGAAGAGGGCGGGGGATTATTTGTAACGACAATTAGGGGTGCAATAACAGGTTTTCATGCACACCAAATCTTAATCGATGATCCTATAAAAGTCAGTGATATGAGTTACAAGGTAGAAAGAGATAAGGTAAATGATACTTTACGAAATATTGTAACCAGACTACAGGATAATAAAAGCAATATTACAATACTTATGCAGAGATTAGGGGAGGAGGATTTATGCGGCTTTTTGCTAAATCCTAGAGAGTTTGACAATGAGAGTATAAAAGCATGGAAGCATATAAAGCTTGTAGCACTCAATAAAGAAAAAGAGGTTTATGCACTTGATAATTTTACTTATGAGAGAGAGGCAAACGAAGCACTATTTACAAAAAAGCATGATATAGAAGCTTTGCATTCCTTGCGTTTGCAGTTGGGTGAAGATGAATTTCAGACACAATATCAGCAAGAACCACAAGCAAGTGAAGCAGGGTATTTTGAAAGCATATATTTTAAAGAGATTCCAAGCTATGAAATAAGTGAAACTAAAGATTATATATTTGTAGATTCTGCCCTATCGTTAAATGAGAGTGCGGATAATAGGGCGATTGTTGTTATTGGATTGGAAAATTATCAAAATAGCACGAGATATATTGTTAAAAATTGTTTGTTTGGAATATGGAGTGAGGAAGAGACTATAAAATGTTTAATTGAAACAATGTTGCAGTTTAATAAAGCAGGTGTTTATATAGAATCAGATGGCGGCGGCATAACGCTAAATCGCTTATTACAAAGGGAAATAGTCTTAATCAATGAAAGGCTAAAAAGGCAGGATAAAGCAATAATCAGTAATGACATAAATGTATATGTAGCAAGTAGAAAGGTGGCAAAAGTAGAGAAAATAAAGGCATTAAGAAGCTATTATAATACAGGCTTTTTAGTCTTTTTACATGGGGCAGGTGGAATAAATCAAATAAAAAAGGAATTGCTAAGCTTTAACCCAGAAAAGCCTTTTAGAAAAGATGATTGTATAGACTGCATTGCAAGTTGCATAGCGCATAAAGATTGTTTGCCCCCTGCTTTGAAAACAGATAGGGGGTTAAGTTTAAATAGGCATATAGTGAAAAAAGGGTGGCGCATATAGCTTTAGAGCGTTTGTCTTTTTGTTGCTTTTAAGTGAGTTATCATAAAATGCGGCGCTCAATGTATTTAATATACACTCCCTTGCATTTTATTCAACA